AAGAAAAGTCAACTAACAAAGTGTATTGGGTTGATAACCCAAACATCAAGGGGGAATTTTTGTTTTCCTTTGACCGGCACACTGTGTTCAATCTATTTGCCGACTACCCTCATAAACTCACCCAGGAACAAAAGGAAATCTTCGACAAAGAAAATCCGTATTGGGCTGAATTTTTCAAGGATAGAACTACTTAATTGTTCCGCTGCTTCCCTTTCGTTGTGCCGTCTCTGCGGTGTTAATGTAGCCTAACAGTTTTCTAAATCCGTAGTCCTTTTTTAGCAATTCTATATCAATAAGAACCTCGGACATTTCAAACTTATGCCCGTATGTGGAATGTGAGCGTTTCGCTCCAAACCTATACTTCAACACATCGTTGTTTAGCGGCTTCCAGCCATTTGCCCGTGAAGACTGCAATTCAAGGTATTCAAAAACACCGCCGTTCTTTCTAACAATGGCTGCATGGCTTCCACAAGTAAAATAATACTCCTTGCCCTCAACTACATTTGTTAATAGTGTAGCGGCGTTCTTATAGTCGTTGAAGTCTCTATTAACTATGCCACCAACCTTTTCTGCAATGGCTCTAATATTAACATTTAGGGCAAATGTTTTTCTTGACATACCGTCTCTAAAATCCAATACATCATAACCGGCTTTATTTCCAGCGTATGCAAAAGCAAGTGATGAACACGACCCATGTGTCAAATCACCGCCGCCCAATCTCGTTATTATTTCTTCCGTCTTTGGCGTTTCCTTTAACTTTGCAACATCAAGATAGGCAACACCATTCTTTTTTGCAATCTCAACAACCTCATTTAATGGTGAGGCGTTTTCCATGTCGATTATTTGCTGTGGTGTTAGTGTGGGCGTGGTAACTGTTCCAGTCGCCGTTACCGCTGTAATGGTTGCAGGTAAGTTTATGTTGTCAGTAATCCACATTGGCAAAATACCGCCGCCATTTCTCGCCGCATTTATTCTGTCCTGGTTCGCTGCCAACCAATCATTATATTGCTTGGGCAATGGCACATTGGCGGCACGCTGGTTAATCTTGGCAACGGCTGTGGCTTCCTTACCGGCTCGTTTTGCCTCTCGGTCTGCCTTGCGTGCTTCCAGCAATTCGCGGAACTCCTTTTTGCTGACCATTATCGGTATCATTAGGCAACGGCATTGTGGGTGCCAACCAACCCACTTGAATGTTTTAGGGTACACACCTGCCAATTTGTCGCAAATGTCTGTCAACGGCACCGGCACGCGCTTTCCCTTGACCATTTTCATTGTGGTATGGTTGCCGCTCAACCGTATTTCATACGCCTTTATTAAGGGGTTGTTTTGGTAACTCTCCCATTCCGCTTGCCTATATGCCTGGGTCATTTCGGTGCGTGCCATGCGGAGGGCGTTCTTGTAGCTGCTACGGTAAACGCCTTGCCCTGGGTGGTAGTCTTTGGCTGCTTCGCTGCGTTCAAGTCTGCCGGTGGTCGGGTTGTACACGCTCTTTTCGTATCGGTACGGCTCTTTCAAATAGCCCCTAATCGATTGTGCAATCTCGCTGGGGCTTTTGCCCTCTTTCATGCCGTTTTGCACAATGATTTCAATCTCCTTTTTGGCGTTCTGCTGCCAAATCTGTGCGCTGGCTTGTATGCCGCCCCGTCGTGCGTTAATGTGTGCCGCTGCACTCTGCCCATGCGCCCTGCGTTGGTCTGTGGCTGCATCACAAATGGCTGTAACCTCTGCCGTCTGCGCCTTGCCTCTCACGCCCAATGCCTTTATAACATCACCCGTTACGTTGCGTTCACCCTGGCGGTAACATGAACCAATGCCGTTTGCAATCAGCGTTTCGACCTTTTGGGTCATTTGGTGCAACATCTTATCAAGTTTGGCCGCTGCCTGGCGGTTGTCATTCCATGTGAACGTGCCGCCCGACTCAATGGCCTTGCGCACATCTGCAATGTCAATGGCTGCTTTGTATGTGTCGCCGTACACCTTAACAAGCTGCTTTTCCAGCTTTGCCAAATACTTGATAATATCTTGTTGCTGCTTATAGTCCATGTGCTGCTTTCACTTCTGCAATGTAACCTTTGAAAATATTGCCCAATTCCTTTGCGCTGCCGGTCAACACGTCGTAACCGTTTGCCTCAACTGCGGCTGCATACTCGGCACCGCACACAACCACTGCGACAATGCCCTCACTGAAACGCCCTGCAATCTCGTTGGCGAGGTTGCGCCCTGCCGCCTGGCCTTGCGCTGCGCCCTGCCCTGCGTTGCCGCTTTCCGTACCCTCAAAATTCTCTTCAACGAGGGTGCCGTTGTTGTATATGGCAAAACCAATGCTGCCGCGCTGGTAGCCGGTATCATCAATATAGTTAGGCTGGTGTGGCTTGCCTCTCATTTCGGCTGGCGGCTGTGGCAATGAACGTGCCGCAATAACGGTATCACGGCACGCCATTTCCAACGCACTAACAATATCTTCAATGACGGCTTCCACGTCCTCGGTGGCTTTCCGTATCATTTCATCGATACTGAAATTGGCTACTATGTTTACGGCATCACTCATTTACTCGGTCGGTTCCTGGTTGAAGAGGTCGGCCATGCCGCTTGTGGCGTTTTCCTCTTCCTCAATCTGTTCAATTTCCTTGTCAACGTCCTCTGCCCAACCCAGCACCTCAACGGCACGGCGGCGGCTCACAAGCTGCTTGTTGCCGGTGGCGTTCAACAGCAAGTTCACCGTGCTTTGCTCGTCTTTAATCATGTACGGGGTAATTTCCGGCTCAATGATAAGTGTTTCGCACGCCTCGGAAAATTCGCGGTCGCCCTTGTTCATCTTTGCAAGGTAGGCTTGCAGAATGGCCATGCGGCGTTGCAAATATTCGTCGAATATCTCGCATTTATCCATGACTTTCAAATGCGCGTCCATAAAGAGCAATTCCAGGGCAATGCCGGAAACATTCAACCCTTTCACGCTGTCAAATGAAATGTCGGGGGTCTGCGTGAGGGTGTAAATCAGTTTCAACAGCGTTTCAATTTCCAGTTTCACGCTTTCGGGTGCCTGGCTCCACGTCAAATAATCCGCGCTGCCGTCTTCGTCCATTTCAATGACGCTGCCGCTGTCGCCTTTCTTGCTCCAACGTAGTATCTCGCCTTTAACAACAATCTTGGGCGAGGCGTGGTAGTCGTTTGTGTCGGCAAAGTTGGAAAGTAGTTTTTCCAGCCGGTCGATTAGGCTCTGCACGTCTGCCCACTCCACTTGCGGCTGCTGTCCGTACACCACGGGAATTTTGCCAATGGGGTTTGCTTTGGGGTAGCCCTCTAACAGTTCCCACCCCGACTGCTTGTTTTCCCAAATGTAGTGTTCTTCGTCTGTGTAGGTCTCAAAGTAGGTGTGCTTGATGTGGTTGTTGTCCTCTTTGGCAAACTGGCGCGAAAATGCGGTGAGGTCGCCGGTATCATCAAAATACGGGTAAAGCACATCACCATTCAGCGGCGAAAGCACTTTGCAACGGAGTTTGAACGTACTGTTAAACCCGTATTTCTTTGTTGGTTTCTCCACTGGATACCACAATTCCGCGCCCTCGGTGCAACTGAATATGGCACGGGCAACGGCTCTGTTGATGGTGCGCCCTTTGGCATCTGTCAGCACCTTGCGGACGGCTTTCAGCACGTCGGCTTCGCGGCTCCCGTCCTCAATGTCCGCATTAAGTGTAATGGCATTGCCGAAACAGAACGAAACGGCACGTTTCACAATCAGCTTTTGCAGGGCAACGGCTATTCGTGCCACTGGCTCGCGGCGTTTGCGTACTTCCGTTTTGTTCGGGTCGCTGTTGTCGGTAACGACCTTTAGGTCATTTGCGCTGTAGTCGGCTTTGTCCTCTTCGTCAACCTTGACCCACTTGTCGGGGCGTTTGGTTTCGTCCATTACATCGTGCTTTTCGGGGTCGAGTTGCGCCTGGTAGGTATCAACAGCCGGTGCGCCGGTGTTGCGCCCGTTCATCAGCTCTGTAACGAGTTTGCTGTTGTCCGTTTCTTGTTTGAGAAATTCTTTAATATCCATATCTTTGAAAATTTATTGTTCACGATAAATAGTCGCTTGCGTTCTCGCGCTGTGCGTGCTGTGGTCGTTTTTCAACGGTGCCGGTCAGCGCGTCGGGGGCATCGTCGTGGTCATTCTTGCCAACTTTCATGTAATACTTAATGGCACGGGCAAATTCCGGCCACAACTTTTCCCACCCAACGGGAAAATATGTAAGGTTCTGCACCTCGGCTGAACGGGTGAATATGCGTGCGGCCTTGTTGTCGCTTTGGTGGAACCACTTAATGCGCGTTGTGTTGTTGCCAATAATGCGGCATTGCTTTTCCACATTACGGGCAAATCCACGACCGCCGTTGTTGCTCTCGATGTTCGCCTCTTCCACCCCGTCTTTGGTTAGCATCTGCGCTGTCTTCGGCTCGGTGTATTCCATTGGCTTCTGCGTAAACAGCACATCTAAAATGTAGTTGCCAAATTCCGTTTCCAGGTAGTCAATGCTGCATAGATAGTCCGTTCCCTCATCGGCTGTGTCGGTGTAGTTCTTAACCTTGCGCCGCTTGGTGTACGGTATCATTTCGTATGTCTTCCACTCGTTTTCATACATCAAACCTGCCGCCGGTTTCGGGTTCTGCAAATATTGGGTGTCGAACACAAACACGTTCTTATCACGGAGTTTGTGCAATTCCTCAACCGTGTGTTTGAACGGCCACAATGCTTGTTCCTCTCCGTTTTCGTCGGTGTACAATGCCGGTAGCGACAACACTTCCCATTCGTCCGGCTCCAAATCCATTAAGTAACCGCAAAGGTCGTTTTCGTCCAACCTCTGCATAATGATAACAATAGGGGTGTTGCGGCTGTTCACACGGTTGCGGATGGTGGTCTCAAACTTTTGGTTCACCTTTTCGCGCAATAGTGCGCTGCGTGCATCGTCGGGCTTGATGGGGTCGTCTATCACAATGGCACCGCCAAAGGTGTTTTCATCAGCGACCGCCGCCGTGAGTTCGTTCAAACCCTCTTCAAGTGTCTCTTCCTCTTCCTTGTCAACCACACCGGCACCAAAGCCGGTAACTTGCCCTGCGCTGCTGACGGCATACATACCGCCGCCCTGCACCGTAAACCACTTGCGGCTGTTGTTGCTGGTCGGCCTGGTGTCGGGGAACAACCACCCAAATTCGGGCAACTTCAATATGGCTTGCACGCCGCTTGAATTGTCGCGTACCAAATCATCGGAATAGGAGAGGTGTATGAATTTTGCTTTGGGGTTAATTGCCAACCCCTCGGCGATAAAGTGCTTAACTGCCAACTCCGTTTTGCCGTATCGGGGCGGCATATTAATAATTAGGCGTTTGGTTTCGCCTTTCAGCACTTTGTCAAGCGCATTGGCAATGGCCACATGGTGCTGCCCAATGACAAACTTACGCTTATACGCGGCCTTGAAAAAGTACCGCGTAAAGTTCAACGTGCCTTGTAGCACCCATGTTTTTTCAATGTCAATGTCGCGTATCTCCACGGCCTAACACTCTTTATCGAGGTTGTTCCACAACTCTTGCATTTCGCCTTTGGTAAGTACCCGTGCCGGTATCAGTGCCGACCCGTCTTTGCCGGTCAACTCCACGTTCTGCACGTCGCGCCCGAAAACGTGCGCCCGTAACTTGTCAAGCGTGTTGCATTTACCCTGCTTGGTTTCCATAAGAATAGCCATTGCAAGACCTCGCACATACACGGGGGCTTCAATCTCTTTAGCAAGGTTTGAAAGTTCATCGAGCTGCATAGAAAGCAATGCCGCTTCCCATGCCGCCAATTCCTCGCCGCTCAACTGTGCGAATTTCTTTGCCTTTTTCGTCGGCATCACCTTTGCCAACACACCAGGCACACGGTTTTTCGGTCGCCCTTTGGGGTTTCCGCTCTGCCCTGGTTTGAACTGGTACGGTTTCATGTCTTCTATTGCCATACTCAACTGTTTTTCATCAAAAAAGCAACTGTTACCCGTTATCGTTAATATTGCCGACCTTTATCGGGTCTGTGCCGGTCAATGCGGCATAGCGTTTCAATATCACGTCGCAATAGCACGGGTCTTTCTCCACCATGTAGCAAGTGCGCCCGATTTGCTCCGCTGCCATTATGGTGCTGCCGCTGCCGCCGAATGGGTCAAACACAATATCCCCACGGTGGCTGCTGTTGCGTATCAGCTTGCCGAGCAACTTCAACGGTTTCATTGTGGGGTGTTCCTTGCTTGCCTGGGGTTTGTCTTCGTGTATTACCGTGGTGGGGTTCTTTGCTTCGTCTCGGAGGTCTTTCACATACGCCAATAGTTCGGCTTTGCTCATGCTGTCGAAATCGGGCAAATCCTCAATAACGGTTCTGTGGTTGCGCTCCTTTACAAAGTAATGACTGCCGCCGCTTTTCCAGCCGTATAGTATCGGCTCATGCTGCCACTGGTAATCTTGCCGACCCAACACAATGTTGTTCTTAACCCATATAAGTTGCTGCTTGTGCATGAACCCTGCCGTTTCCATGCTCTCAATAAATGCTATCACTTCGCGGCTGGGGTGGAAAATGTAGATACCGGCTCCCGTCTTGGCAACCTGGGCGGCGTTGGTGAATGCCGTTGTTAAAAACTCCTTGAACGCCTGGGGCGACATGGCATCGTTTTCAATGTCCTTTTCAATGCGCTTGCCGCCGTCGGCCTTGTTCAACTCGGCGTTCTTATCACCATAGTTCACGTTATAGGGTGGGTCGGTAACAATCAACTCGGCGTTCTTATCACCAAAGAGGGCGGCAATAACGGTGGGGTCTGTGCTGTCGCCGCAAATCAGCTTGTGCCGTCCTAACATAAACACGTCGCCGTCGCGGTGTTCGCTCTTTGTCGGGGTGTTGCCCTCAACATCGTAGTTGTCCTCTTCGGCTTCGTCCTCGGTGGCTGCGTCTGTGTCGAGTTCCGGCACCTCAATATTGCAAGCATCAAGCAAAGCGGCATCCCATTCGTTTGCCAAATCCTCGTAATTCCATTCGCCAAACCCTGCATTGTCCTTTATGGTGTAGGCGCGGAGTTGCTCCACGGTGGTTTTGGGCGGTAGCACCTTGCACGGGGCATCGGTATAACCCAATTCCTTTAACGCCTCAAAGCGCATATTGCCGCCAATAATGATGTACTTTTTGCCTTTCTTGTACACCAATAGTTCACGGTATGCCAACATTTCGGGGTTGTCCTCAATGCTCTTTTTCAGCTTGGCAAAAGCGGCGTTCTTAATGATACGCGGATTCTTGGGCAAACCGTCAATCTGCCCTTTGTTGCGCTCCAAATCTGCCAGCGGCAAAACAACGCTTTGCAGTAACTTTGCTTTTTCCATTGGCATTAGAATAAATCGTCAAACTCACCGGCTCCAATCGAATACTTGGAACCCCTCGTTGCGGCGGCGGTGCTGCTTGTGGTGCTGCTTGCGCCCTTGCCGTCATTGCTGCCGTTTTCGTACAATGCTTCTTTTACAATCATGGCTGCTGGGTTTTAATCGTTAAACTTCTTTGTGGTAATTGCCGCCCACAACTCCTTGTGCCGCACATCGTGGTTGATGGTCTTGTACCGCTCAATAATGGCGGTGTAGATGTCTTCGTACCAATCGAACAACTCTTTGTTTTCCTCAATGGTGAATTGCTCCACATTGCCACTGCTTCGCAAATTCGCGCTGCCCTGGATAACAATGTGCTTTCCCCCTGCGGTGCTGAAATGCGTTGTCTTGGTATGAATACCGGCAACGGCTAATTGGAAACGGTCGCCCATGTCGAGGTGTTCGTAAATGTACGGTATCAGCGCGTGCCGCTCATTGCCGTAAAAGTAGGCACTAACAACCAGGTTCAACCGCTCAATATGCCCCGTGCGCATTAGGTGGTACAAACTATCAACATTGTTTTGGTTGAGGCTCAACGTGGCAATGGTCATAGTCGGCACACGGATTTTGTAGGTCATAATATATGCCTCTATGAAATCACCAAAAATGAAATCACCGCTTACCAAGCAATGCGCCCGTTGGTACGGTTCGCCCAATCTCAAATCTTTTGCCAACTTTAGTGCGTTGTCGTAGGTGACGTGTTCATCAGAAATGTTGTACACTTTGGGCTTGGTGTAGCGCGTCTGCACAATCGGTTCCGCTTCGGCATCGGTCGGCATAAAGTCGAAAATGGACGGGTCAATTTCGGGAATGTTGATGTTCCCAAAATCAATGTCGGGTTCGTCGGCTGCTTTCAGTTTTATTTTGCTTCCCTTTGGCATATTATAGTTGTTTCGGCTGCATCTGTGCCGTTGTGTGCGCCGTCCGTTGCAGTTTTCGCGGCTCCGTTGTCGCTTGCGTGCGTTTCGGCGGCTCATCATGGCGCCGCGTGGCATCTTCCACACCCTTGCCAATCTGTAAACCGCCAAACCACCGCACGTTACGCGGCATGGCCTTTCCGTTCTTTCTCACTACAACTGCCAATGGCACACCGTCAATGGCGCGTTTCATGCAGTCTTTTTCAAAGTGCAAAAATACGAAAAGGGCGCATTATTATAATACGCCCATGCAACAACTTTTTGAAAAGTTATTGAACTACCCTTGTAATATTGGCTTTAGGTAGGTGTTGATAATGGTTTCAAATTCGGGTTCGCTGCGGCAAACCACATACTTGCCGCCGTGCTGCTCAATTAGTTGCTGATAGTGCTTTTGGTGCGCCGTCTGTGCGCTCCCCTTTTCCTCGGTTTTCATTTCGATGGCGAGGTAGTTGTAGGTGCCATTGGGCAACAGCAATATAAGGTCGGGGAAACCGGCACGGGTTCCCATTTTCTTGAACTTCGCCGCCTCTTTCGCGTTGCGCTTCCCACCGTTGGGGCTGTGGTGCAACAGCAACGCCCATTCGGGGTATGTGTACGAAAACCAAAAAACGCACGCTTCCTGGATAAGTGCTTCCAAATCTTTCATTGTGTAGGCTCCTTTCGCTTTGGTTTGAAATGGCAAAGTATCTTCGTGTTGTCGAATATGTAAACGCCGCCGTAATCCTTGCAGGTGGCACAATAACCACGCTGCCCACATCTGCAAGTTGTGTGGCGTTTCCGTGGGCATCGCGGCACGGTCGGTTCAAATGTTATTTCCTGGCTCATCTTTGTTCAAATTTGTTCGGTTTTTGTT